TCTAATGCTGCATCTATCTCATACCACTCCATCTTGTCTAACACATATTCTGGTGGATAATGCATCTTTATAACCAATAATGCATACAGCTCAGAAACGCTTAAGCTTTTTTTCCTTCATCATCCTTCTCATTCTCTTTGAACATCTTTGCTTCTTTCTGCTCTTCTTCTACTATCTTCTGTATCTGGTCGAACAAAGTAGGATCATTGTCTAGAGCATCAAGATAGTCATCCCAGTCTAACAGATCATTAGGATTGCAAGCAAGTATCATTGAATAGAAGAAAATGTAGTTGTCGAGCAATGTCTCAATCTTGAATGATTTTCCTGTTATCCTCTCATAGATGAACAATGCTCTGATTGTGTACTTTATATTGTACTTTTTCTTGTTTATAGTTATCTTTTTCATAGCGTAATTATTATATGTTTTTTTGAAAAAATGGGAATGATATTGGATATTACCACTCCCATTTAATAATAAATATTTATGTCTAATAGAATATAAATCTCAATATGTATTTGATTCTGTTACTGTCCAATTGCTTGGAATACCACTGTTTCCTGTTTGCCAAGTTGCTCCAACAAACTTTATGAATTGTCCTGTTGAATTTACTCCATTTACCCAGTTTGTGAAACTTATTGTTGTAGTCCAACTTCCATCTGGTGTAGTTATAGAACCTGCATAGCATTTTATTGATGTCAATGCTGAGCAACCATAGAACATGTTCTGATATGCTGTGTATGGAACCCTTGACTGTGCCAATAGATCTGGAGCTGTTCTCAATTTTGTGCAGCCTTGGAACATTGCCTTATAGCAGTTTGGTGCTAATTCTGTAGCTGGAAGATCAGGTGCTGAAACTAAATTTACGCATTCCATGAACATATATTCATAACAAGAATCTTCTAGCTCTGTTGCTGGAAGAGATGGGCATTGTGAAATGTCATTTAACGCTCCACAACCTCTGAACATTGATCCATAGCAACTTGGTGCTAATGTCGTTGCTGGAAGATTTGGAAGTACCCTGATAGCATCACAACCTTGGAACATAGAATAATAGCATGCTTGTGCTAACGTCATTGCTGGAAGTTTTGGTGCTTTCTCTAGTCTTCCACAACTCTCGAACATATACATATAACATGCTTCTGCTAATTGTGTAGCTGGAAGATCAGGTGCCTTTGTGAGATCTGTACATCCTTGGAACATACTGCTATAGCATTTCTCTTTCATTACTGTTGCTGGAAGTTCAGGTGCTTTCTCTAATCTGTTACAGAACTGAAACATTCCCTCATAGCAACGTTCTGCTAGATTTGTTGCTGGAAGTTCAGGTGGTCTTTGCAGATTATAGCAATCAGAGAACATTCCACTATAACAGTTCTTTGATAATGTCAATGCTTTCAAATGAAGTTTTGTTGCACTTATCAGTGATTCTTCATTGCCTTGGAACAATCCAGCAAATGCACCCTCATACTCACTTATATCAGTCATTGTATAGAATATGTCAGGGCGGATCAATGACATTGGATTACCACTTACAATGAACCTGCTGTCACTCTTCAATGTTCCAACTCCATTATGATATTGGTTCTCTGGGTCGCATGTCTTTGTGAATGTAGCTCTCCAATATATGTTTGTCTGTGCATCAAAATACTCTGTCTCTGTGTCATTAGACAATGTAGTCCAGTTGACTTTATCAGTTGAATATTCAATATCACATGGATCATCTTCAAAGTTCTTCAAGAAATAGAATGTTCCACCAAGCAATGTTCTTGTACATAGATAATCAACTAACTCATCATATACAAGCTCTCCCCATCCAGTAAATGTTGCACTGAATGTGGCATAATCACCGTGTGGTGCATTCATGTCAAGATCTGTTATGATAACCTTACCATGATATGGTTCATCATCTGGTGTCCATCCACCAGTTGGTACATTACTACCACCTTCTTTCTTCTTATAGAAAACAGCATCAATTGGGGTGCGAGATAACATCAGATCATACAACTGCTCATAAGACTGACCTTGTGGATCATGTGCATATATATTATCTGATGTCGCACTCCAATTGAGCATGACAGTTTCTTCATTAGACCAGCCTTGCTCACCTTCATCTTTGCAGTCGAAGGAACTTAAATCTGCTTCTATCTCTAATGTGTGATTAGTTGCATATCCAATAGAAACACCATCTATGAATAGCATCATATCACCACCTTGTATTTTGCTCATAGTCTAATGTAAATATTTTTTTTATTGAAAACATGGATGTTTGTCAAAATATCCATTAAGTTGTAACTTTGTTCAATGCACCAACACCAGTAAAACTAGCTGTGAACTGAGCATATTCACCATTCTGAGCAGTCAACTGAAGAGAATTCAATATAACATTACCTTTATATTGTGGGTTTGCTGTAGCTGCTGCTTTTGGTGACCAACCACCTGAAGGAACAGTGTTGCTTGTCTGGCTCTTGACAGTGAAATATGCCATAGTAGGTGTCTTAGCAATCATAAGATCATATAATGCTGCGAAGTTGTTACCAGCACCATCTAATGAATATAAGTTCTCTGTAGAAGCTGTCCATGATAACAAGCCAACTTCTTGTGTTGCCCAGTCACCTGCTCCCTCATCTTTGTTGGAAACATCTTGAAGCTCTGCTGAAACTTCTAATGTATGGTTTGTAGCATAAGCTATTGACTTATTGTTTACGAATAACATCAAGTCACCACCTTTAATTTTTCCCATATGATAAAATGTAAATATATTTTTCAGTTTAATAATATCTCTATTGAGATAACTTGAACATAAGAATCATCAATATAGTCTTCTCTTATGTTCTGTATGCTTATATAGTTGATTAATTCTGTCTCTGTCCTGTTCAAGCAATCAGCTACAATGTCAGCTATGTCAACAGATTCATTGTATGTCTGTGATACAATCATTATATCCATATATACTGCTTCATCAGTATAGTCTTTGTTGTCATAAGGACGGTAGCTGGTACGCTTGTATGTCAAGAATGGGAACAATGTACCGTTGTCAGCGATAAGTGGGAATATCTTGTTCCCTATCTTCGCCACAACATTTTCATCTTGTGATAATATCCTCTTAATCTCTTTTCCTATCTTGAAATTCTTCATAGCATCAAATCAAATATTTTCTCATCGCTGTATCTATACCTTCACTGATTGCATTATCAATCTCTTGGTCTGAGCTGTCTCTTGCATCTCTGAAGAAATGCTTTGCATCTAATGTACCTCTGTTGTACCCTTTCTTTGTAACACGTTTCTTAGGAACACCTTTCTCAAAGAACCTCATCCTATAGTCAGCCATAATGCTTACAATTGTCTCATTGTATGCTTTGTCAACAATCATCTTCACACCTTCATAGAATGGCTTGTTTTTCAGGTATCTAGACTGATGGAATGCAGCTGCACCCATCCTTGTCTTGAACAGCTCTTGTGTCTTCATCTGCAAGACTTTTGCTCCTCCTTTAAGGCCTTCTAAGATAATCTTCTTTCTTGTATCATCATCGTCTAATGAACTGAGAAAATCATCAACTTCTTTGTATTCAATATCTACTGTTGTGTTGTTACTCATTGATAAGCTCTGTACGTATCAGTATACCGTTGAATGAAAGCTCTTTACGGTGCTCAACAGATATAATCCTATATTTCTTTTCTTGCCAGTGTATCTCATCTTTCTCAGTGACTGGCACATAAGAGCGAACTGTGAATGTCTTTGTATAGTTGTTCACAATCTCACTGTTCTCAATGTTACGGCTACCACTATCCCATGATACGCTTGCCCTAGTAGTGTATTTGAGCTTCCAAGTGAATAATCTCTCACCATATTCATTGATTTCTTCTACTGGCTTGTATATGTCTATCAATTCATTCAATATGCCTGCTCTCATGATCTGAAGTTTGTCCTGTTTTTATATGTTGCAAGCAAGTATTCAAAAGAGAATGGCACTTTGCTTGGTGAAGTGAATGATATAGACTCACGGTTAGCATATAGGTTACCAACCATCAGCAAGCATGCTTGATATACAGGTGATGGAATGTAACTGTAGCTTGTAACTGTGTCAATTGCAGCTAATTCAGATAAATCATAATCAATATGACGTGATACAATAGATTCAGCTACATCACCAAGATGGTTTAAGAAAGCATCATCATCTGTGAATTCTGTATCTATGTTCAACTGCTTCTTTATGTCTTCTAATTTCAAGTATTTCATATGTCTGATTTATGATTTATTTAGAAGTGAAGGGAATTGCTCCCTTCACTGTATATGTCTGATTAGTCTGCTGTAGAACCAAATGCTAATGCTTCTGGACGAGCAACTACTGCATCAAAGAAGCAGTTTACAACTAAACGTACACAACCATTAGCAGCTTGTGTGTAAGGATCAACTGTAAGGTCGATTGAACCCCATTGACCGATAATTAATTGTGACCAGTCACCATATGCAAGTAAGTTGTCACCAACATGTGTAGTAACTAATGCAGGTGTTCCATCAACTTCTCCACCTTCCATGACTAATCTAGTGTTGTCAGCAGAACGTGCCATGTTACGTAATACTGCTTTAGACTTTGGATCCATGATATACTTGCATTCACCAAAGATGTTCTCACCTTCAATACCAGCTTCTAATTCTGTGATGTCAGCGAAATCAGCGATTGTCTCAGGTGTCTGGCCATAGAATATACCTGCTGGTTGTGTAGTTGTACCAGCTTCAGAACCTAAGATAGTAGATTCTAACTTAGAAGTGATAGCATTGATAAGATCCTTACGGATTTTTGCTTCAGCTTGCAAGTTCTCTGTCTGAATCAAGAATTGTTTACTGATATCTATATAAGCTGTCAGACGTTTTGGTGAAAGGCTTACGTGGTCGAATGTACCAGCACCATCTTTAGCTGGAGCTGTCTCACCTTCCCAAGTAACGTTTGAGGCACCCATTACAGGAATTTGTACGTTTCCAACTAAACCAGTGTTGAAATCAGCACCTGCTTGTACTAATACATTCTTCGCACGTAATGGTTCAAGGATATCCCATATATCTGTAGCTACTACATCTTCGCCTTCTACATTTACTGTAACAGCGTCACGTTTCTCAAGTGGCAATTGGATCTGTCCACTGAAACCGATGCCAGCAGCTCTTGATTCAGCTTGTCCTTCTAATACAACTGCATTAGCGATTGGATCTAAAGCTTGGTTGTTAGCAATAGCATTGATTGCTCTAAGTAAACTAAAGTTCTTTTTCATAATATTAATATTACCTTTATTTTTTTGTTCTTTTTCTTCTTCCTTTTTGTTGTCATCTTCAGGTTCCTCATCTTCTTTATCTTCTTCTTTATCTTCTTCTTTGTCTTCTTCTTTTACTTCTCTTTCTTCCTTCTCTTCTTCATCTTTCACATCTTCTTCCTTTTCTTCTTTGTCTGCATCCTCTGGTTTCTCATCTTCTTTCTCTCTGAGCTCTAATTCTTCATCTTTGAGCTCTTCTTGCTTCTCTATTTTCTCTTCCATCTTCATTTCTTCTAATATATTTAGTGTTCGTTTTGTGCATGATGTCGCTAGATAAGCTGGCTCAAAAACTGGGCTCACATCGAACATCCTCTCTATCTTAGTAATAGTACGGTGTATATCACCATTGTTGTCTCTAGTGAATCTGTCACCAGAACCATCTTGTGGTATACAGAAAGCGAATGAAGAAGCGAATATCTCACCTCTCTTGAGATGCTCTATCAACTCATCACCGTATTGTGTATGTGGTGCTTCAAACTCATAGTACAATCCATCTTCACGAAGCTCAAGGTTCAATG